TCATTTTCCAGCCAGTTCCCCAATAGTTTCCATCCAGCTTTCGCGTCGGCGTCCGCTCACTTAACCCAAAGCAGGTGAAATTAGCCTGTGCCGCCGTCAAATCTTCTGGCAAGGTTTGAGACAGCATCACCGTTTGAAGGTTGGCAGCGTTGGCTTTGTGTTGTGGCAATGGGTCGGTAGTGCCGTTCGCCTTTTCTGCGGCGGTCAACTTGCTATACGGTGTCCGTAATTCGACAACAACATCCGCCCAACGGTTGCCGGAAAGCGGCGGGTCTTCGTTGCCTAAATCGCCTTCCACATACGCCACAATCCGCGCATCTGATTTGTCCACGTTGTTTTCGCCGGCCAGCAAAAGCAGGTTGCTTGTCCAGCCGCCTTTTGTAGTTAGGTAGTTGACGAAAGCGTTTTCAATTAGTTCGGGATGTTCCATAAATTAGCGGTTAACAATTTGACCGCCTTTGGTTAATTTAACGCCAGCCATGCCAGCGGCTTTTTGCATTTTGTCCTCAATATAAACCTTCATGGAAAGCGTTTCGTGTTCAATCGCCTTTTGCAATGCTTCGCCGCCAAATTCCATCAACGCGTCTTTTGTGTCGTGACGCGCGTTTGCCATGTTGGTGATGACGGCTTTTGCCAAAAATCCACCGCCTTTTGCGGGCGATACCTTTCCCTTTGGTTGTCCGACTTGCTGCGGTCTGCCAGTTGCATCACCTTCCTCGCTCCGCATCGCACCGTTTTTTGAAGGAATCAATTTGCCCAGAGTTTTAATCGACGGAAGCCAGCCTGATTTAATAAACGCAATGGAACGCAAGCGCAAAGCCTTCATCATCATTACCGCCTCTTCCATCTCCGCTCCGTAGAGTCCTTTTTGCCCGCGCTCGCCACGCCGCTTGTTGATTATCATTCCTGCAATTCGTCCACCATCATATCCAAAAAACTTCCTGACCTTTGACGAATCAGCCTTTGGCGTATAAACCACCGCCGCGCGAGCGATGAAAAATGCTTTCGTGTTCACGATTTCAGGAATAGTCCGGCGCGTGTATTCCTGATACTTTTCCAGCGTCCGCTTAAATTCTCGGTCGTCAATTTTGAATTGCGCGTTTGCCATTACATTCCTTGCACGTTCAAATCGGCGTTAATCCGCATCTGATAACCAGCGGGCGCCGGCGTGACGTTGGTTATGGTGTAATCCTTGCCGACGTAAGTAATCGTCTCGCCAGAGTCGGGCAGTGTGCCGCCGAATTGGCCTGTCAAGCAAGTCAACTGCAAGTCGCTTGTCAGCGCAAATCCGCCGATGTCGTTTGCGCGTTTGAACTTTGCGCCGCCGGGAAGAAGTTTCCAGTCCGTCTCGTTCCATGTGAACACTGGCGCGTCTACTCCAAGTTCATCATAAACTTGTTTCAGCGATGCTGCATGGATTGAATAGACTGACATAAATCAAAAACCGCTGCCGCTGAAACCCAAAAACAGCGGCAGCGGCGGGAATGGTTGCAACCAGATTATTTCTTTTCAGCGGCGGCAAGCGCGGCGGCTTTCGACTTTTCCGCTTTCACTTCGGCATCAATCTTCGCCACGCTAACCGGCGAGCCGTCAACGTCAACGATGCGGCCTGAATGTCCGAGGATGGCGATAAGTTCCGCTGTCTTTTGGTCTTCAACATCCACTTCAAACGTGTCGCCTTTGGCGATATGCAAATCGCCTTCTTTTTTGCCGTCAACTTTCAGCTTGTGCGTGTTCCGAAAGTCGCTTGTTGCTTTGAATTTCATAGTGTTTTTTGTTAGGTTTTATTTGGTTTATTGTGCGGTCAAAGTTACGCTCACGACGTTTGTAACCGTGGCTGCGCCCGTCCAGACAATCCGAACGTAGCGCGCGGCGTCGTCAGCCTTAAAGCCAAACGTGGTTATGCTGTTTGAAGTAAGCGTCAATCCTGTGCCGGAATTTGTGAACGGCGCGGGAATAATGTATTGAGTTGCCCAGCCAGCGGTTGCGGAGGTTGGCGTGGTTAGCGTTCCGGCGATGTTAAACGTGTTGGTCGCCGTCAGACTTGTCCCGCCATAAGTTGCGTTGGTGTAAATCACAGACAGCGCGCTTGCAATCGCCACATTCGCCAGCGTGACCAAGTTGGTTTGGTCGGCAGACGTTTGAACCGCAAACGTAACGGCGTTTGAGCCGGAGATGTTAAACATGGAAACATCCAGCTTGGCGATGCCGCCGAGCGTGTGAATGTCAACCCAGTTATTCGTCACCGCCGCCGAACCGGAAAGCTGCTGCGGCACGGACACGACGACGGTTCGCGGCTGCGCGAAATAGTCTAACGTGCCTTGCGCGTTTGCGGCCAGTGAAAGACTGGCGACCGCCAGAATCAGCAATTTCAATTTGTTAATTTTCATTTTATTTATTAGTTGAATGTTCTTCTGTTGGTCGTCAATTATTGGTTGGCTGCATCAGCCGACACGACAAATTCCTGCGGGTGGCGCAAGGCGATATCAATGAAGTTGTTGATGGTGATTTTGACTTCCCCCTTGTCCGCCAAAGTGTAGGGGTCAACTACGATGTCCAGCCCGCCAAACATCGCCATAATCAGCGAGTTGAAATTGCCGAAAATCATCTGGTTGTTCAAAATCTGGTTCGTGTCCAGCGCGGGATAGCCGTTGATTTCGTTGTCTTCCCAAAGCGCGATGTTCGTCACGTTCGTGCCGCCGCCAGTCAAGAACTTGGCCGCGCTCTTGAGCGTGCCTTTCGCCGTCGGCGTGGTCACATAGGCGCGGTTGCCGCCCTGCGAGTTGGCCGCGTTGATAGCAGTTTCAAACGCAACGAGCTTGGCGTAGGTAGCAGCCGCACCAAACGTAACCGAGCCAACGCCGGGAGTGTTGATGATGCCTTGCGGCTCGCTGGCCGCGCCAGAACCGTTGAAGCCGAGATAATCCAACTTGATGGCATTGACGGTCATCAAATCGTCGCGCATGAAGTTTTCAATCGCAATCGCGGATTGAATCAAAAGCTGTTTCGAGTAGATGCCAACCGCCGAAACGCGTTTCGGCGTGAGCGAGATTTGGTCAATCGTCTGATTGCTGACAGCCGTTTGCGCGATTTCAGAAAGACTGTAAGCCGTAGCCGCGCCGGTCTGACGCGGAATCGACACGTTGCCAGTCAATCCACCCATGACGCGGATGCCGAGCGTCGAAAGCACCATCTTGTTGCGGAGCAATTCAATGGGAGTCGGCTCAAGCAAGGTCGGCACAAATGCGCCACCTTGACCGAAAATGTTGACCTGCATATCGCGGCGGCCTTTTTCGGGGTCGCCTTTCTTGCCGACTGTGACATCGGTAGGAATCCAGAAAGACGAGCTGCGCTTGCCGTAACGTTTTTCGGCTTCCTGATTGTAATCAAATTCGGGGCAGTCCTTTTCAATCTTGCCGCTCTTGCTGTTCATGCAGGACTGGACGGCGCGAACAATCGAGTAATCTTCAACCTCGGCTTGGCTCATGCCAATGTGCGCTTCCGTGTGGTCGAGTTTGCGCGCGCCAAAGGCTTCCAGAGCCTTGCCGGAAAAGTCGCCAACCGTTTCGCCAGCTAAATCGCAGTCCGTCGCAATCTTGCGAATCGCTTCGGCCATCGTCGGCGTTTTTTGCGCAATCTTTTCAGCTGCGTCGTGAATAGCCTTGCGGCGAGCGCGGTCAGTGGTTAGTGCGGCATCGCCAAATTCTTTGCGTTGCGCCTCGGTGATTTCAATTTTTTCTGACATAATGATTTTGGTTGGTTCGGAAACTTTTGTTTCTACATTTACGGTAGAGTCAATTTCTGCGGCACGATTTATGCCCACAGTTGAGTCCGCAGCGCGGACAGTAAGAAGGGAAACTTCGTAGGGACTCCAAGCGAAGCGGCGAACTGGAATTTTATCTTCGCCAACGCTTTCAGAAACGATTGAAAGGCGAGTGTAGCCAACACTTACAGGTATTTTAGACCAGTCGGTTTTAACGCGGGTTTGCCAGTTTTCATCATAAAGTTTGATTTCTCCGCGCGTCTTTTTGTCGGCGTCAACTTTGACCGAATTATTTACAACATCGCCAATGTCTAGCTTCTCATTGTGGTCTTGCAGCGCGACTCCCTTGCGATTTATGAAGCCAAAGTTTGCATCTCCGGGCGCGTGAGACAAAACCTCCCAGTATTGGCCGGATGAATCCGAGCGCAAAACAGGAAGCTCGGAAGCGAATGAAAGTTTGATTGCGCCAGTGGCGACATCGGGGGTTTCAATTTCTGCGTTTCTAAAAAAAACTGTTTCCATTCTACCATTTAAGCGAAAGTCAATTTTTAAGTTTCGCCAGAGGACGCGGGTGAAGCTCCCTGCTCGGCAACTGCGCCCTTCGTAATTGTTGGTTGTGAGATTGGCGCGGGTTGAATGTTGTGCGTCTGCTCGGATAGCTGGTCTTCTTCGCGCGTCTCGTCAACTTCGTCAATGTTCCCGCCGCGCTCGGCAATTTTCTCTCGGCGAGTCGCAAAGCCAGCCTCAACTTCAAGGATGTCGGCTTGAACTTCTTTCATCGGCTCAACGCTCGCCCAGACGCGCGGTTGCCAGTTGACGCCTGAAAGAATTTTATCTTCTTTCGCCAGCGGCATTTTGATTTTGCCTTTCAACATCGCAAACGGAAGCCAGTCTTCAAACATCGGCTGCATCAACTGGTCAATGATGTGCTGCTGGTCGTATTGATACTGCGCGGTATCTTCCAGCCGTCCGGCCTTGAAGCTGGAATAGTTCACGCCCTCTAAATCATTGGCGACGGTGTTGTAAGCCAGCCCCGCTCCCGCCGCGCCTCCACGCAACATCCCTTTTACAAACGAACCATAGGCATCCATCGGATGTTTCGGGTCAATGTCGTGCCAGACTTCCCCAGGGTCGCCCATTTCAACCATGCCGGGGGACATTTCTTCAAGCGAATTTCCGCGCTGGTCAACTGGCCCGTCATATTCCGTTGGCAAAGTTTTGGAAACAAATCCGCCCTTGCAAGCCGCCACACGCGCGGCGACGGCTTCCGCCTCTTCGTATCGGTGAAGCGCATTTAATCGCGTAGCAATCGAGCAAAAATCCGGCATACCGACTAACTGATTTGCGCGGTCAATGTCAAAAATCATGTAGATGTCTTCGGCGGGAACGCGCGTCTGATAAATCTTGTCGGAATTGTTCGGCAGGACTTCGCCGGGATGCCGCGACAAAATCCAATAAGCAATCGGGCAATCAAATTCGTCGTATTCAATTCCGAATTTGATGTTATTTCCGTTCAATGGATTTTTACCAACATTCCAAAAGTTCAAAAAATCAATTTCCAACGGACGAACCGCAAAGCCAAAGGCGTTATTGAATCCGCGATACTTGCGAACCATGATTGCGCCATCGCGTTTCCACGCGCGAACCGCCAGCCGTTGCAAATTCACGCCTGACATATTCCGCATCACGGTGCAATTTTGCGGCTTCAAAAATTCTTTCCACGCATCTTGCACCATCTGATTTGCTTCCGTGTCGAATTGAAAGCGCGGCTTGTTGGAAACTTTAGCGTTCGGATTGGCGGGGTCGTTTGGTTGCGGTTTCAACGCGGGCGCAGGCTCGCGGATTTTCATTTGCAACTGAATCCCTTGATGGCCGATGACGTTGTTTTGAAACAAGCGCAACATCCGGCGCATATAATCGTCGTCGCGCTCTAATTGGCGAAGCCGTGAGCGCGTGGCGATTGCAGAAACTAAAATTTCGGCGTCGGCGGAAGAAATGGACACCGGCCAATCGCCGGTTAGCCGCGAAGTCATTGCGGACGCAAACATCCGCTTGCCATCGCTGCGAACGGACTTTCTTTCGTTCCATTCTAGCGGTTTTTCAATGGTTTTTACCGTGATAACCGTCTCTTTTGGGGTGTTTTCAAGCCCTTTTATGGGTGGTAAAACCGCGATTTCACCCGCTTTTCTAACGACTTTTTCACTCACAATTTCCGCCTCCAAACGGGAAAATCGGCGGTAAAGCACCAAATTGGCCTATGCTGGCTTGGTTCGGGTCGGTAAAAACCGTGTAGCGGTTGCGCCCGTTGCTCCTGCCCATCTTGGAATTTTCTTTCTTCACTTCGTTTTGGCGGATTTGTTTCCAATAATTGTATTCGTCGCGCAAATCTTTTGGCGAAAGTCTTTTGATGCGCGTCCCCTCGACTTCGCTTTCCAAAATGTCGTGAGTTGCTTTACCAAGCTGGACGGCTTCTATTAGCTGAATCATCTTTTGCGCTTGCGTTCGCAAATCAATGTCCGGCGCAGCCCCTTCAAGATTTGGCGTGACGGCGAGATTGTTTAGGTAGATGCGCTGACGCTCGCCCGTGCTGACATTGCCAGCAAAGCCTTCCATCGTGTAACTTGCTGGAAGCCACGTTGCGGTTGTCGCCGCCGTTACGTTGATAACGTGCGTGTCGCCGTTCGCGGTGGATAAAAACTCGATGGCTTGACCGTTGCCGCGAAGTTCGTAGGTGAGTTGCCAGCCTTGTGACGCTGGATAATTGCCTAGCGACCGCTGCCAAGACAGCGTATCACCTGCCGCAATTTGAATCGGCTCGTAGTTTTTAATTGGAACTGACAATGCTATTTGATTTGCAATCTCGGCTTTGCCAGCCGATTAAGTCAAACCATCGCGCGACGGCGAAAGTTAAACCTGCTCTTCTCTTTTAAGCAAAAGTCAATTTACAGCCAACCCTTGCGACTTCCAACAAATCCGCCGACGCGAACACGCGGGGCGGGTTTGGCAATTGGTTTTGGCGCGGGCGTAACCAGAGCGGATTTCTCAACTGGCTTCAAAACGTATTCAGTCTTCTCTTGAGCAATCGGAGCAACCGTGTTTTGCGGAATCACCGCTGCGCGAACTTTCGCAATGTTCGGTTTCAAGATGTCATACGCCGCGAGATTATACACGCGCAAGTCCAAAGATTCGTTGCGCTCAAAAGTTTTGACCCAGCGGCGACGGACTTGCCCCTTCTCCATGAATGTTTGCAGCTTTTCAGAACATAGCTGCTTGAAATACGATTCGGTGTAGCCGCGCGCCTTCGGGAAGTGGCAAAACCGCGCTCCGGGGTCTTCAATCTTCAACCGCGAAAAAATTGCGTCCTTCGCGGTGTCTGTTCCGATGTTGTAAAGCCAAATGCCGTAAAATTTATTCTTGTTGGCCTGAACTAGCGGCGAATGCGGCGTTGAACTACCCTTGACGGCGTAAAATCGGCGAGCAAAGTTGCGCTTGCAAAAGCGATAAACCGCCTTTGTCTTGTGTCCACTATCGAAGGCCGCGCACGTCACGCCGATTTCAACGCCGGTCGGATGCGTGAATTTCTTGGATAGATAATCTTCAACCTGCTTTTGCACGTCCGGCAAATCGAAGTCGCCGTAGATGACGTGTTTTTCAATGCCCCACGTTTCCTCTTCGTCACCCCAACCAAGAATCTCCAATTCAACGCGGTCTTTTTGAATGTCCGCCGCCGCCGTCAGCAGGCAGACTTCTGCGGGTAAGTCGCCTTCGTAATCTTCGCAGCGTTCAAGTAATGGACTCCATGCAACTTGCTCCGCAGCCTCTTCCCATGATTCGTTTAGAAAGATGTTCGTCCAGACGCGCAGGGTTTCTTTGCCGCCTTTTTTCGCGGTGAGAAAGTTTTCTGCGAACTGGTGGAGATAGGATTTGAACGCCCGCTTTTTGCCGATGGTTTGATACAGCCCTGAAAGCAAACGCCCGCGAATTCCGTTAAACGCAGCGGTCGCGCGCCACTCGGCGCGAAATCCGTTGACCGCAGGATTTTCAGGATGCCCGCTGGCAATCGCCGCAAGCCTTTGTTGGTCGCTCCATTCACTTCCGCATTTTTCGCATTCATAAATTGTTTTTGACGTGTCCGAAACCTCGCTGCCGTCCAATTGCTTGAATGTCCATTTGACGTTAGACCATTTCAAAACCTGAAAATGTCCGCAAGCATGGCAAGGCAGGAAATACATTTGCTTGTCGCTCCGCTCGATAATCTCTTCAATGCGTGACGCGCCCTTGCTGGTGACGGTTGACGACTTTAGCCTTACAGCATCGTGAAAAGTAATTGTTGCGCGGTCACCTAGCGCGCAGGGGTCGCCTTCAGCCGTTGTTTCGTAGGCGTCAATTTCGTCTTGGATGGAAATTTTCTTTGAGCGTTGCCGAAAGCCTGACGGAGAATTTGCGCCAAGCGCGGTTAGGTTGCCGCCGGCAAACTTTCGATTCATCGTCGTGCTTTCCGAATCTTTCGCGCGCGGCTCTATCAACTTGCCTTTTAGTCGTGGCGTCTCTTTTGTCGACGAAACAAATTTTTCCCGCATGAAACTTTTGGCCGAATCGAGCGTTGGATAAACAACCTGCATCGCGCAAGGCGCGTGGTCAACGTGGTAGCCGAGAATGATGCAAATGGAAAGCGTTTTGCCAAGCTGGGATGAGATTTGCCACGCGATTTCAGAGCAAGCTGGGTCTAGTGGGTCGTTCAGCATATCCCGCTGAAATGGCATTCGTGAGCATTTGTATTTTCCGGCTTCGGCGTTACCCTCGGACGGCAGATAAAAATACTTGTCTGCCCATTCGGAAATAAGCAAATGCTCTGGCGGTTCAATAATCCGCGCCAGTTCGCGCAATGCTTTTGGCAGTCCGGTCATGTTAAAATTGTGCGGCTATCGTGCCAGCAACGCCGGATTTTTACCGGAGGAGATACACCGACGACGCCTCCTAATTATTGCATTCCAATTCAAATCGGTGGCCACTAAATCATTTCAACGCCTCAATTCCTTTTTCGTCGCCTTCATTCAAATTTCGGAAATTCTTCGCCTTCCACCATCTTCAACACTCCGGGTCTGGTTCCGTTAATAAATGACCTAAGTGCTTTTATTGTTAATCCACAAAGATAGGAAGACGGGATTTTTACTTTCGACATTTTTGTTTTTATGATTCTATTTCTTAAATCCGTTGCGGAGCTTTCTTCGGTTGCCTTTCCGTCAAACAGGGCAACAAAAAACTCATCTGTTTTTGTTTTGTCTTTTTGGCGTCCAACGAAATAAACACTGGCCGCAATTGATGTCGGCAATAAATTCATTGATTGCCTTAAAGGTTGAACAAACTGAATGGCCTCAGTAATCAATTTGTAATTTGATTCAGCAAATGAAAGCAGTTCTTCTCTTGTGATTATGTAATCTAAACTTTTTCCATGTGAAAATTTTCTGCCCATTGTTGTTAAAATGCCTTTTTTCATCTCTAAAATCTTAGATGTAACCGACGCCACATCTCTGCTGTTTTCACCGCCAAGCACATCAGCGGCGGTTCGCTTGCATCCACAATCAATCAGCCTGTATAAATCCTCGTCATCGGTCCTCATCAATATAAAGTCGCAAGCTATTCCGCTTTCGGCAACGGCAGTTAGCCTATGCTGCCCATTAGCCAACATGCCTTTGACAAGGACAATAGCGTCACAAGACAGCCTAAACTCTCCTTTTGTAATTTGAGTAATCAGGTTAAAAACCCAACTGTCTCGAATGTTGCGTTGTCCATCTAGCCTGCAAGCCAAAAACTCGCGGGCCATTTTGGGTGTTATCTTTATTATTTCAACTGTTGCTTTCATGGTGTTTTTGTTTTATTTTTTGCTTCTTCACTTGTTCGTCCAAGTAAATTTTAATTCCCGCAAAAATCGCAGTTTTAGGTTATGACTACTGTTTTCATTGGCTTAGTGCCTTTATTCCGGCCTCGTCGCCTTGATCTTCGGCGATGTTCGCGGCGTAGTTTAACTTTTTCCCAAACTCTGAAAGCGCACCCCTGATTTCTTCATCAATGGCCAGCCTTTGCGCTTCGGTCAATCCTAGCTTGCTTTGGACGTTATTGCCGACACGCAAAAATCTTTGCTTAACCGTGACCGCAACCTCTTCCCAAGTCCTAATCACAACCGGAGCAGAAATATCGTCTCCCGCCTCTTGCCGGTCTTTACGTTCCTCGCGCTTGGCTTTCGCAAGGTTTAATCGCTCAACGGCGGGGGTCGTGTTTTCTTTTTTGCGGTTCAGCAAGCCCTGAATCGCGCCCTTAAAATCAATCATTCCATTCTCGCCTTTGGGAATGATTCCGTCCTCGGCCATCTGGTCAACGCGGCGCGGCGTCAACCCGATTAGCTCGGCAAGGTCTTTGCGGTGGATTTTTTCGGGAATGGTCATGCCTTAGCTTTTTTCTTTTGCCAAACTTTCTTTGCCGCCGCCGAATGATTGCCGCCGTCTTTATGGCTGCGCTGAAATTTTAATCCGAAGTTCTTTTGAAAGTCTTTTGCCATTGCCGACAACCACGCTTTACCAACCCCTATTTGCTCGCCTATCTGCTCGTAGCTCTTATCGCCAATCATGTCCGGCCTAACCAATGCCGTCATCGCCACAAACCGATTCTGCGCGGCTTTCGGGTGGCGTGGTGTAAATCCGCTCGCCGTCTTTTCTGTCCAGCACCAAAAGAAAACCGAGTCCATCAATTCCGCCAGGCCCTTCAACTTTTCCAACCGCTCCCAATCTTCTGGCGAAACGTCGCCGCCGTCAGTAATTGACAACCGCCGATAGACATCTGACATTTCGGACTTGTCCACCCCTTCAAGGTGTCCAGTCTCGTTAATGATTCGCAGCCCGCCTATCCCGCAGGGTTCGTCGTCCATGTTGAAATTGACTTTGTTGTTAAGGCGTAGATTTGTCAATACATTTCTGCCGAAGTAAAGTCCGGCTGAAGATACCGCGCAAGCCAGCCCGTCATCGGACGTTAATACGACCTTCGTTAAAAAATAAAAGGAGTCTCGCGCCGTTTTACACATTCGACCCTTCCGGCTAACCAAGAGAGACACGAAGGATAACCCGCCGAATGAGCATGGCTGGGGGGATTGTTGTTTTTCAGTTAATTTATTCAGTTTTCATGCCAAAACTTCAAATCGCAACGGAAATCTTGTAATTTTTTCTAGCGAGACAAAGAAAGCGAGCTTGGTCACCTGTTAAGAAAACCTCCCCGGAAGAACCTTTTAGACTAGGACGTCCTTCTAATGCCGTCGCTGTGGCGTCTGGCTTGGCCTCGGTGAGCGTGTGCTGCGTCTGGCGCTGTATCGCACAAGGGACGCAATAGAGACGCGATGCTATGGCCTGCGCCTCGGTGGTGGTGTCCGGCAGCTTGGTGACAAGCGGAGCGCGGCAGGATTTGCAATTTGATTCGAGTATCATCTAAAGATTCGGGTTGCGGTTTGAATCAGGGCGAGAGCGAGCCGTTGCGCTTGTGTGAATAGTTTCAACGTGCGCCGGTTGTCTCTGTCTCTCCCTTTATAGGGTAGAGAGACAGGAGACACGTCTCCGGCTTGTCTCCGGTTTGTCTCTGGAGAATTGGCGGAGACAAAGCTATTTGCGGAAATAGGTTTCATGCGATTTATTGATTGAAAAATAAATGAAAATATATCTTGTTCCATAACCGCTTATGGCCTAGTCTATGGGTGTAGCGAGAAACAAACGAAACAAATAAACAAAAGCAATCACATGGAAACAAAACTTACTAACGAGGAAATAATTCGGCTTCAAAAGATAGCCGACAAACTGCAATTTGCCGGATATGGCGGCAGTCTCCAGAATCAGCGGTCAGCGGATGGCGACGTTAAAATGCTTCGCAAAATCATCGCAATTGCAATTGATGGAAAGGCGGTGCAATCGTGAAACAACTTTCTAAACGCGCAAACGCGCATAACCAAAAAACAAAATGAAAAAACTACTCACATTAATATCCTGCGCCCTTGCGCTAAACCTAAACGCGGCTGTGCCTGACAGCTTGGCAATACGCGCAATCATTGGCGAAGCTGGCAATCAGCCGATTGAAGCGCAACGCGCAATAGCGTCTGTGATACGCGCTCGCGGCTCGTTACGGGGCGTTTACGGCGTGAATAACCCCTGTGTGGCGAGGGCTAGTGAATCAACGCGCAAACGCGCAGCGCGAGCGTGGGCAGATTCGGCAACCGTGGACTATTCGCATGGCGCAAGGTTCTTTGGTTGTAAGGCCGACGACGCCTATTTTACCGCGCATCATTTCAAGCTCGTTTTCAACATCAAACAAATCAACTTTTGGAAGGAATAATATGTTGACCATGAGCTTCTATCAAATTCGCCGTTGCGCTTGGCACAAGCCCGCACCACTCGTAATCGGCACTTCATCCTGCCAACCGTCGCAAGCTGGCAAATTTACGGACACAATCTGCCCTGACTGCCAAGCCGAGCTTCGCAATATCATTCCAAAACGCTCAAATCGTTTCTACGTTGAGGAAGATTGCCACGATGCCGCGCAATCGAGCGGAAAGGCACATTCTAGCGACTTTTAACCTATGAACACACAAACAGACACCCGAAACCCCGCTGCCGTCGCTCTTGGCAAGCTGGCGAAAGGCAAGACATCGCCCAAAAAGTCGGCATCAAGTCGAATCAACGCGGCTAAAGCCTCGCAAGCGGCAATTGCGAAACGCGCTCAAATCAGGCATAACGCGGAAATTGCGGCGTTGTTGACGAAAGGAAACCAATGAAAAAGCACAAAGGACTACCGGATTATCGTAATCGCGGTGAATACATGAAAGCATGGCGCAAACTAACGGGCAGCGACCCGAACAAGGCGCGAAAGGCTAAACGCAACAACGGCTATCGGAAACCTGAAAGCAATCTAGGATTAACCGGCGGACTGGCGAAGTATTGGGAGTGGATGTCGCCGGATAATTGCGGCGGCATGACCGAGCGCGTGGGGATTTGAACCTGTAAGCAATTCTTACAAGTTGGCGCGGGATGTCAAAAGACTCCCGCGCTGTTTTGCTAAAACGGAACTGAATTTGAATCGTCGCTTTGTGGCGACTTCGGCGCAACCATCCTTGATTGCTTCGCCGCTTCTGGCGACCAAGTATCAAGCCAAACGGTGTGCGTGTCGCCGTATTGCCCGATTTCTTTTCGCTCACTGATGCCGAGATTAACGAAGCCTTTCGCGTTCTTGTATTGTGTCAGAAAAGCAATCATCTTTTCGGCGTTGATGCCTAGTTTCAAAATCGTTTTGCCAGATTGAAACGTGATTTGCTTTGCGCTGACTCCGTTGCAGTATGTTTTCTGTTCGTTTTGGTTGCTCATAAAATCACAATGTTAAAATCAGTTGAATTTGTCCAGCCGTTGTTTTCCTTAATGTGTTTGGCTATTTTCAATTTATCTTCTTTCAAAATTTTTCCGCTGACGTGGATGCCGGAAAACTTGCATCCGTGCTCACAGCCAGACCGCCAGCAATGCGTTTCAACTTGAAAGCCTTGACCGTTTATCTTGGCACAAAAACAACTGCCATCAAATGCGCCATCTTCATCGTTTGGATTCATCGCAAACGACATCGGCCATTCAGATTGTAAAATTTTTTCAATGGTTGGTTTGCTCATAAATCAGTCTTTTGGTTAGTCGGCGTGGGGTCGGTTGGTTGGAACGTCGCCGTGAGATTGCAATTCAAACCGCGTGAACTCTTTGAAAAATGTTAGCTCGACCTTGCCTGTCTCGCCGTCTCGCGTCTTTTGAACGTCCAGTTTAACTGGTTGCACTTTTGGCTGCCACTCGCCATTGTTTGACAAAATCCAAACGCTGTCAGCATCCTGACCAATCGCGCGGCTTTCGCGTAGCTTTCCATCATCGTTTAGCTGCGACAAAGCCAAAACTGGAATTGAAAGCTCGCCAGCAATTTGCTTTAGCCCGCGCGAGACTGATGCAATAACCTGTTCGCGGTTATCACCAGTTCCGGCGATTAGCTGGATGTAATCCACGACCAAAAGTTGAATGTTGGATTTTTGCTTCATGCGCCGAGCGGAAGCGATAACCTGCCCGATTGTGTAGCCCGAAACTTTTTCAATTTCAATCGGTGCTTTTTTAAGCGTCGCCATCGCTGGTATCATTTTTGCAATGTCTGATTCGTCCATCTTGCGAAAGTTCACGCGCGATTCGGAGCAGATTGACCGAATGATAAGCTGAACGGGTCGCATCTCTGCCGACAAAATTCCTACGGCTCTACCTGACAGGGCGTTTGTTATCGCAATGTTCAACGCCAGCGCGGTTTTGCCGCAAGATGGATATGCGCCAATCACAATCATTTCGTCTGGGTGAACTCCATCAGTCAGCTTGTCTAAATCTTGCAGGCCTGTTGTTAATCCAGAAATTGAATCCCAATTTTGAGACTTAAATTCTATTATTTCCGCTGCATCTCGAAACAATGTTGCTATGTCCTTTTTGTCTTTACGTTCCGGCCTGATTGCTAAAACGTCGCGCTCAATGCTGTCCAGCAATTCAACTCCGCCACCATCGTAAGCCATCCTGACTCCTTCCGTGCAAACCTTAATCAGCTTTCGCATGGAAAAATCTTGCTCACAAATTTCCAACCACTCGGAAAGATTTGCTACTGACACGCAAACACATTCGCAGTCATAAGCGAATTGCTGGTTGATGCCGTGAAATCCTTTTGCCGCGTCCAAAAACTTAATTGAGTCCAGCTTGTCGGGCTCAATTTTACACATTATTTCCCAAGCGGTTTGACATCGCAAATCGTAAAAAAATTCTTTGCAGACGATTCGGTGCTGCGCTTCTGGCATTGCGGTTTTTGGGCTTATGAGACAAGCCCCGATAATTGCCATTTCCGCTTGCTCATTGTGTGGCGGCAATTTGTCGCTCATAAGTTTCCGCCCTTGTGATTTTGGTTTTGATTAGGTTGTGCTTTTGCGTGTCCATTTTTACGCCACTTCACAAAAGCGTTTTGCAGAAGCGGTTCAACTTTTGAAATCGGATTACCGTGTGTGTCAACCCAATTTCGTGCGTCGTGAGTATTCCAAAACCAATCCGCACAATCTTTTGGAATCCCGCGCATATTTGCCATCGCGTCAAAGTCTTTCCGGCTCATGGGCGGCACTTCTGGAAATTCTCTCTCTCTCTCTACTAATGGAGTAGGAGGAGGAGAGCTATGTTTTGCCATACCGTTTGCCATAGGCTGTGCTATGGCTGTGCTATGGCTGTGCCATCGCTTATCTGCGCCAGCCTTGCCTGATTTAGAACGGTTTGCGCGAAATTCATCCTGCTCTGACCTGACAATCTCCATTCTGACGTTTTTTAGCTTTCCGTCTTGGTCTAGTTTGAACTTGGATTTGACATGGGTAAGCGATGGCTGTGCTATGCCTCTGCCAAGACGCGCAAAATCATCTGGTGAAATTCCGCCCTGCGTCCATTGCAGCGACAAAAGAAGGATGTAAAACCCGCGCTCTTCGTGGGTCATGGTTTGCGTTCCGCCGATAAAGTCATCGGCGTAGAACTGAAAGGATGGCGGCTTCATTGGCCTTTTAATTCTTTCCGCATTGCGGCAAAAAGATTTTTACCCGCTACTTGTGAAACAGGTTTTAGTTTTGAAAAAAGACGGATGCCATCTTTTGTTACTGATGCTTCAATCAAATAGCCGTCAAATTCTTGCATCTTTTTTGCTTCAGCCAACGCAACTCCAATTAGCCAATCATTGCTAAACAATACCGACACTTCAGTTGTTACCACTGGTTTTGGTGTGTTCATTTTTTGTATCTCCAAAGGCTCGGTTCAACCGCCACCGTGGAAACGGGACGACTTGCCGAGGAACGGCAGAGGCTACCCAGAGCGATGGCGGTTGAACCGAAATTTTGTTTTGTTGTTTGCATTTGTCGTATTATTTTCTCGATGGTTTCCAATCACCGGCTGACAATTCAGCGCAATAACTCTCGCATCTAATTAGGGGTTGTAAAATGGAATTTCAAACAGTTTGCCAAAGCGTAATTTTTGCTCCGTTACGTTCTGGCCTTGTGGATTTCACGCGGCCTATTTCGCGGATGCGTCCGGCCTTGCGTAGTTTGGCTATTAAACAGCCGACCCAGTTTGGATTTTCAGGCGTTGAAAGCCCAATCATCAAATCGTCGCTTGTGAATTGTGGCTTGCTGGCGACAAGTCCTTTGAATTGCTCTGCGGCTAGGTCTATCCAGTCGCGTTTGAGGCTCGATAATTCAAGTTGAGTTGTCATCTTAACTTCCTTTGGTTGGTTGGGCTAATACTTCAATCGTGGTTGTTTCAGTCTCGCCGCGCTTCACTTTTTCCTGATTAACTTCGAGCGTGATTTGACCCTCTTTGTCGCCACGTATGACTCCGCTGAAAGTAAGGCAATCGAGTAAATTTTTGACACTGGAATACTTGGCGTCCACGTCGAGGAGTTGTTTGCGGCGGAGCGTAAAGCGGCAATGAAGCAATCTTGCGCTTTGTGCTTCTCCTTTACAATCGCTCGCCAATGTTTTCGCGCGTTCGCATTGTTTGGTGTCCGATACGGCAGGACTAGCTTGAATATGACGTTTGACATTTTTATTTAACCTCGCTTCCATCTGCCTAAATTGCTCTGGCGTGATGCTCATTTTATTTAGCGGAAATTATTTGAACTGTGCGGCGTTAATCAATCACCTGTCCAACCAACACACCCTCTTTAGATTCGGCCAACGCAAGTCTCCGCATCCGAACCGCGCGAGCGTAAGATTCAAGTTTCGCTTCGAGTTGCGATAGATTTAAGTCAGTAGGCTTGATGCTCACGGCGTATTCAGCGTCTTTTAATTCGCGGCTGGCTTCGTTCATTTCGTTCATTCGCCAAGTTTTAATTCATGCGCGGGATGATTGCAAGCGAAAAAGAAATTATTTTTTTCTATTGACTTAAAACAAATCTTCGCGCATTGTGTCGTCATGCGAAACGCATCACCACTTGAACAAAGAATAAAAGTATTAAAAATTGGCGGGAAACCCATTGTTGTTTCTTCGCCAAAAGAACGAGTCAACGCCCACACTTGCGCAACGCGGCTTGGCTACAAAATCAAAACTCAGTCCCGACCGTTCATCGGCGGCTTTGCAATCTACCGCATTCAATGAAATTTAACGACGACATCACCGACGAAGAGGCGGACGGCGAATTTGAGTGCCGCTCGAAAAAGCAGATACAACGCGACGATGATTTTAACGCTTGGGAAATTGAAGATGATTATGAATAACGCCCTAATCCAAGAATTTAACGAGCGGTTCGGCTTTCAACTGCCTAACGACACAAACTTATTTTTTCTTGAAGGCTATTGCCGCGTAGTCCACGCGCATGATTTGGCCGACAAGATTGCGGTTGAAACAACTAAACAAACAAGCTGATTATGACCAAAGAAGAAACTGAAATTTTGTGGGGCAAGATTCAAGGATTGCCCGACGAAGAAAAACGCCGACTGAAAGAAACGGTTTTTAACATGATGTTTGGTTATTTGAATAGCACGTCAAGCGTTTTGACATTTAACCACGTCCGCGATTCGTTTCACGAATATATTAAAATTGCAGCACCAAAAGAAACCCCCGAAACCAAAGAGAATTGATTTTATGAACAAAGATTTAACTGTGATGCCGAAAGGCGAGTTGGAAACCGCGCCGCAAGGCATGAGTATCGAAGCGGCGTTTAACGCCGCAGCGACAAAGGCTCTCGACAAGGACAGCCTAGACGTGATGAAACAACTTCTGGCGATGGATGCCGAGCGTCGTTTCAATTCGGCGTTTGTTGCGATGCAATCCGAAATTCCCGTCATTGTGGCGGAAAGTTCAATCCCGAATCGCGGCAAGTATCAGCGTTACGAGGACATCATGCAGAAAGACGGCGTTGCCAAGATTCTTTCCAAGCATGGTTTTTGCGTAGCTTTCGAGCAGGAATACAAAGACAACATCATCACCGTGACGTGCATCTTGCGTCACGCTGGCGGTCATTCGCATCGGACGCCGTTTTCCGTGCGCGTGAGCGGCAAGGCTGACTCGGAAACGCAAGCCGACTGCAAGGCGTCCACCACAGCCAAGCGAAACGCCTTGTGCCAAGCGTTGAACATTACCATCCGCCAAGACGTTTTAATGGACGAAGAAAACGACGCCAGCATTATTGGCAACCCGACGGAGTTTATCTCGCTATTCCAAGCCGACGAACTTGA